TGATTACCTCGCCACCCGGCATTACCGTACTCTGCGTTCTACAGTTCATGAGTATCTCCGAGAGACGCTCAGGGAAGAGTAGACGAACAAGACCAATAGACACGCGATCCGAGGCCTCTTTGAGGTCAAGGGTTGCATATCCCCCCGTTATTGAGCCGAGAGCGGCTCCACACCGGTTTGGACTTTGATCAGTGAAGTGGACGCTATGCCTTGTAAGGCAATGCTTTTCCACTAGCTGGACGATAGCCTGACCTAGACCTTGCTGTATCCACTGGAACTCCAGTGGTTCGCAAGATATTAGTCTTGGCCCGCGTGAGTCTTTCGGTACGAGTATAACCCGTGCCGAATTCTCTTTATTGCCAATCGGTTTAGAACCGACAAGCTCATCGCAAACATGTCCATTGGACGCAAAGAAATATGCGTCGAGTGGATAAGAGCGAAGAATCCGATCCGAGATATTTGTCCAAGTATACTTCTCCGATAGCTTCTCCTTCGTGGAGACCGCACCGGGGCCGTGTTTTGGATGTATATCATAGGGATCGAAGTTGCAAAAGACTTGCGCAAGCAAGTCTCGTGCATTACGGATGAGGGTTGCCGCACGGTCGTTCATCAGGCCACCATACTTGTTGTGAAACAAGGTGGTAGGCGGAAGAATAGGACCTAGCAGGGGATCCTCATTATAGCACATGTTCAAGATTTTCTCGAACGTGGCGTTCCAGCACTCCAGTTCCTTATCAGTTTTGGTAAACTGATCTAGAACCTTTTGCTCGGAAACAGAGTCGTACGGCAGTTCGAGTTTGTAGAACACAAACAAGAGCTGACGTAGTGATTTGACACTATTAGCACATGGAGTTGGAAGAACCAACCCGTCGTGAGAGAAGACACGTCCGAAAAGCTCACCTAGGAATCTAGGAAGCTTACTACAGGGCAAGGTTGCGAAACCAAGCTTAGTAGAGTCGAACGAAACTTCTCCTGATAGAGCCCTATCAAGGGCTTTGCCAAGACGTGGAAGGGTTTTCGTGAGAAAACCCAAACCTTCTCGTGCGCAACGCTTTCTGACCTTCGCGGTCGTTAGGCGTATTGCACGTTTGGTGAGTACTTCGCTGTGCAACGTTTGAACGTCGGACAGTAAAGACGCGATGATCTCTACATAGGGATCTAGGCTCTTAGCGGAAACCATAAGGTATTCCTCCTAGAGCATGCCAATACTGCCCGAATCCACCACTAGTTACGACGCACCTACGTACACACGCAACTCGCATGTGTACGGAGGCGGGCGTCACCGCCGAATTACTTCGACGGCAAAGTACGAATATCCTTCGGGATATTACTCCCAGAGAAC